ACTTCTTATCATAATTATCATACATTACAATAGTAGTAATGCAATCATGGTGTTCTCCACCTTGTTGCCATTCCATATCCCAATACCATTTACGCATATTATATGCTGGCATTTCTTCTATTTTATCTATACAGTATCTAAAGTGAAAAGGAACATCGGCTTCATAAGTTTTGTTAAACTTACCTTTAGCCCCTTTAATATCATATGAGTTTTCAACGCATACTTTCTTTAACTGCTCGCCTGCAAGATTAGTCCAATCACCATGAATATAATCAAAAGTTCTATTAATATACTTAGAAGCGTTATATGAACTAGGCTCTCTTTCAGTTTCTTCAACATAGAAGTAAGGCGTAAACTCCACCATTTCAAATTTCTTTTCATCGTTTTCCCTCCAAGATTTATAAATTGTTTTTCCGTCTTTCATTTTACTTATTATCATTATCATTCCCCATTTACATAAGGTGCTTTAATTAAAAGCCTGTCTTCTCCCACCATTAATAGCGGAAATTCATCCTTAACATAGAAGTTAAGGAGTTGTTCTTTCTTAAAGAAAGCATATAGTGGCCCACTAAATTCAATTGTGGCCGGTTCTCCTATTTGAAATACCGGAGTTATAGTTTCTTCATATTTGTTTTGAACATTTTGTCTTGTTGAAAACTTAACAACCTGCTCATTAAAGTCTAATTTATACACACCACTTTTAACCAATTCACAATTCTTAATACATGAAGTAAATTGCTTATGTGTTAAGGTGAACGCCCCTTCAAACTTAGATTTACCAAAGTTAAATAATAATATTGGTTGTGGTTGATAGGAAACATGAGTTACCATACCACTAAGCCTATGTATTGCATCCATATTAGGATGATTAACTACAATAGGAATTGAAGCACTTCTATTACCAGAAGTAATACTAATAAAATCTCCTACTGAAAAACAAATACTGTCTCCAAATGTTTTTAAATAAGGGAGAATAGTATTACTATCAGCAATTAATGTTCCATTAGTTTCGCCTTCTACATCTAAAGTGATATTTACTACAAAGGTAGGATTACCATTCCAAATATTTAAAGAGTTATCTGTTAAATTCATATATACATATGACCCTATATTAGTATTAGTAAATCCGCTATTGTTTAATGCTTTGCCTTTTACTTGAACACTTTCAAATGCCTCTTTTAAATCGGCACTATCTACTGTGAATTTCACTGAAAAGACCTCTCTCTTCCGTTTCCATGTTCACGCTGTATTCCTTCCCTAATATTTTTCATACTACACTTTTTTGTTTCCCTTACAAGATTCAGATTTACTACAAACAGTTCTTCATCTAATTCTGTAAAATCAACAGATACGATATGCGTCATCTGTATAAATAAATAAGAATTTTCTCTTTTCAGGCCTATATAGTCGTTAAACATTGAGTCACCCATAAATAATATGCCTTCTGCATATTTTGATTCTTTACTGTTTGGTATAAAGTATTCAATTTTAGCATGACCTAAATAGTTATTTAATTGCTTATTCATTTTAATCACCATCTGTGAAACATCACTAAGTTTCTGCTTTGACTTGAATTGTAAATATCTTCCATTAATTTTCCATAAGAACTAGGCTTGCTTTCTCCTGACATATCAAAAGTTTTTCTCCTATCATTAAGAATTAATTTATTCATCATTCTTCTATGAGAGTAATTCTCATTCTTAACTATTCTAATATATGCATCAATAAATCTTGCGTTCTTAGCAAAGGGAACATACGGTAAAATTTCAGTTAGATACAGAATAAAAGTATGTGCAAACTCCATGTTATCTAATTCTAAGTCACCTTTCTTAAAGGCCACCATGCCTCCTTTACTATAAATCCTACATAAAGCAGTATAATTTAATCCACTTGTGTTATAGATTTCTTGAATAATTCGGTAAGGTTCTGCTAATTCTTTATCATCATTTAATGCAAAGAAATCTACATAGTTATTTAAACTCCAATTCTTTTGAATTGTATTTAAATCAATAATAACCTTAAGGCTTTCTTTAGGAACAACAATAGCAGGAATAATCATATCTAATTCTTTAGCCGCAGTATGTCTGTGCTGTCCATCAACAATAAAATATCTTTTTCTATATTTAGTGACAGTAATAGCAGTTAAAATTCCCCACTTTTCCATACTTGTTTTTAATTTATCCACCATCGCTCGGTTTATATTTCTGTTTCCAGTAATATATGCTACTTTATCCTTTGGTTTTATTTCTACTAATTCATAATTTATTTTCAAATCAATCCCTCCCTTAATTCCTTTGCGCCATGCCAAGTAACTTTACCATTACCTACTTCAAGCGTTTCCCATGTTTTACCAACAAGGGCTGTATTAGATTTACTACTTAGTAAGGTAGCCTTATACACTACATTACCTTTCTTTTGTGTGCGCTTAGTATTAATGACTTGTATTAGAGAGTCTCCCCAATTATGCCAATTAGGTTTAGAACCAATTACTTCACCTGATGCGCTGTAATCAGCCTTAGCATGAGTCACATATATTTGGTCGCAAGTAAGGTTCTTACACATTTTTAATAGTGAATAATAAGGTGCATTTCTTTTACCCCATTCAAACTTCATCTTTTGAGGCTTTCCAATCTTTGAAGAACCCGTTACATGAAGTGTGCAACAATCAAGCCACTTATCTACTCCATCAAATACAAACAATACATCTTCACCTTGTTCAATTTTAGACTTAACGAATAGAACAAAGTCTTCGGAATTAGCCTCCGACTTTTGAATATCTAATTCGCCATTTGCATTTCTAATTTCTGGATTCCATAAAGTAATTCTTTCTGCACATTCATGGTTCTGTCTCCAAGTAGGTTCGCAACCGTCATCCCAGTCTAAAACATATATTTGTTTGTTAGGGAAGTCTAAAGCCAATCCACTTTTAACTGTTTTAGGTTCTCCCCAAATACCTAATATTAAACGATTGTTTCGCTTAAGGCGAACACTTGTTTGCTTTTCCAATTTGTCGGTAAAGGCAATAACTCTTGCGTTATTTACCATTTCCCCCGCTACTGCTGTTGTATTTTTATTATCTGTTAATCCCATTTGATTCACCATTCCTCTAATAATTCTTCTTTACTTACTGTAATACCTTTTCCTTGTATTTTTGTCCAAGCCCTAATTAATTCTTGTAATTCTTCTATGTTAGCACAAACATATCTTGCTTCTTTACTACCTATATGTAGTTTAGTCCAATAAGTTTCTGCTACTTTTTCGTTCTCTTTCCATGTTATAAAATCCACTTGAGTTAAGTCAATGATATAACTATTGCTTTTTATTAAGTATCTAAACTCTTTTAAGTCTTCCATTTTCATACCCCCTTATACATTTTATAAACTGTAAGTAATTCATTAAATTCTTTCATAGATACTATTTGTAAAATGTATCCTGCATTTGAATAAATTTTAACCTCATAATTTTCTTGATGTTTAGACCAAGAAAGATGTTGTATGTTGTCAAAATGAATAAATGCTCTTTCTGTTTGTATTGCATTTCCATATATTTTCATATTAATTTCTCCTTTTAAGGATAGGCTTCGCACCTAAACGAATATCAATTCTTCCACAAGTCATATCTACCTTGTCACTTTTAATCCTCATAATGAAATCTGCTATGTCGCCAGCGCATCATACCCCAATAATATGTTATTTACGACATTTCTAGGGGAGGATTAGAGGAATAATTAATCAAAACCAGTCAAAGTCTTCCTCCACAGGTTGTGATACTTCAATTGCTGAACCATGCCTTGTAGTGCATAGAATACCTGCTACATTAATAGTAGTAGGTTCTACTCCTTCATCAGTGGTTCTTTGACTTGTTCTTCCAACAACAATTACTGTTGAACCAATTCCAAAGTCTAAGACTAAATGACTAGGAATCCAACAAGTTGTCATTCCTGAATCATTCTCATAATCCAATTCAGCATTTAAATCAGTAATGTTAATGATACGATTGCCATTCTTAGTAGCGGTCATATTCATATTACAAACTGTTCCATCAGTAATAACAAATCTTTCCTTTGAAGGAAGGGCTTGACGCTGAATATGCGCTCTATCCATTTCAACCAAAGGAACAAGATGACTGTCAAAGTTATTTCTCAAACAATCTTCAAAGTCAAAGGAAGACATATCTCTATAAATGCCCTCTTCAGGATTCATTTCACTATTTATGCTTAGACTTTCTGCTGTTAATTGAGTAGCACCGTAAATATCAGTTCCATTATCATTAGCAACACAAAGGAAATGCACCCATTCAAAAGAATTAGGCGCAAAATCTACTCCGCCTTGATTCTTATAAGAGAAGTAATAAGGCTTCATTTCACCTGTTCCTAATGCACCATAGAATACTCCTGTTCTTCGCATTTGTTCCGAAGGTAAAGGCTTACCGTAGTTATTGTTTTTACCACCATTCATATAAGTAGCCGTAGCATCTAAAGGAATATAGAAACGACCATCTTCTGTTTCTTCTGTTCCCGAAGGTAATGTTGAAACAGTCTTCTCTTCATATTCACCATTATGATAACGGGAAACAACCCACTTCTCTAAAGCATTTTGAGTCGCTACTGCAACAATACCAGTTTCAAGGGCATTATCAGCATCACGCATAAACTCTTCTTTTGCTTGGTTTCTGTTCCAACTCATCATATCTCTCGGTGCATCTAATGATACAAAGAAACCAAATGCTGACTTGTAAAAAGAATCATTACTGTCTGTTCCTGTTTTGCCACTATCTTGTGTTCTTCGTGTATTAGCAACAAAGTTTCTCCAAAGACCCAGTGATACTGGGTTTGTTGTTTCAATGTTGTTTTCGGAACAAATCTCTTCAAACTTGTTCGTCGCTTCTTCAACGCTCATACCAATGTATTGTGCGCTCTTTTCAATTTCAGATTTCATATTTTCATCCATATTTTTCACTTTCCATTTTTGTTTTTTTTCTTTCAATTCTATGATAATTGTCCTATTAACCATGAGGCTAATACTTTCGGAGTCATAGTGGTTGAACGCCATTCGCTTTCTCCAATTGTTCTCAGGAATTTAAATTTTATATTGCTATCTAATTCAGCAATAATAACTGCATCATGTAATCCGATACATATTTCTCTAATGGATAAACCATCGTGGAGTAAATTATGTATGGTGCTTAATGAGTCGCTATTTTTATTAGTTATTTTTATTAGTAATTTTTTATATTCGTTTAAGCCGATGTCTATTTGGGTTTTAAGAGAAGAATTACTCGCTTTTGCGGCTTGTAACTCCGTAATCGCCCTACGCATATCACCTTGCATAGCATATATAAAGGGGTTTAATTCATCATGGGAGAATCTATCTATTCCTTCTGCTTGAAGGATTGTTGTTAATACTTCTAAGATGGCCTCATTAGAAAGAGGCTTAAAGTGATAGTTTGCACACCTACTTTGTAGCGCAAAGATAATCTTATTTCTATCGTTACAAGTAATAATGAAACGAATATTACTAGAATACCTCTCCATAATACGCTTTAGTGCATTTTGAGCATCAGTAGTCATACCATCCATTTCATCTAATAACATTATTCTAAAGGGGGCATCACCTATTGTTCCGCTTTGAGCAACATTCTTAATCATTGTTCTAACTGTTTCTAACCGCCTATCATCAGAAGCATTTACTTCAACATAGTTATCACTAAAAGAATCTTTTAGTATTTCTTTAGCAAGAACAATACCCGCAGTAGTTTTTCCATTTCCCGGATTTCCGTATAATAAAACATTAGGCATATTAGTTTCTTCTATCCATGAATTAGCATCCATAGTAAAGTGTTCTTGTCCTATGATTTCATTCAATCTACTCGGCCTGTATTTTTCTGTCCATAACATTCTTAT